TTTCGTTCTAAAGCTCCAGGCACTTTTGACATCTTATAGCCGCGCAGGATATCACCGAATGCATCTTTTCCGGTTTCTTGAAGCGGGATCCGTGTGGGGTCAATAGTTTGTAAGCTTATTGGCATATTATTTACTCCTAGAATCCAAGGCCGCCACTAGGAAGGCCACCGCCTCCGCCCATACCGCCGCCACCACCAATTGCGCTTCCTAATAAAGTTCCTAATATATTTCGAACATTTTGATTTCTGGTATCGGTATCTAAATTGCGCTGCCGGCGAGCCATAGCACTAAAGTTACCCAATTGTCCAAGATTTGCAGTGCCAACGCCTGCCATACCTTCGGCTGCTTGAAATGCCCTATTAGCTCTTTCAGACTCTCTTTGTTGTTCTCCTAGGGCTCGTTCGCGAAGCGCAAGAGTTCTACCTTCTCTTTCTCTTTGCCTGATTTCGTCTTCTCTAACTCTTCCTCGTTCTCTACCGGAGATCATACGTTCGAGACCGCCAAGGCCTGCTCCTTGTAATCCAAATAGGTTTTGTAAGTATTGTTGCTGGTCCTCTCCTAGTAAGCCACGAACAGTATTAGCTTGAGCTTCTTGGTCTGTCCTGGTTCCAGCAAAACCACCGGAGGCAGCAGAATTACGCATAGCGTCTAACATTTTTCTTTGTTTGTATTGATAGCCTTCAGAAGGTGTATATCCGCGTTGCATCTTGTCTAAAAATGCTTGAGGATTTGAACCCATTTGGTTATATTCTTTCGGAAACTCATTGTAATAGAAATTTTCAGGAGCACGTTGATAGGGTAAATACTCGTTGTACATGTTTTGATATAAATCATTCATGTACCCAGGGGTGTACTGTTGCGGCTCATTTGCATAAGGCGCAAGGTGTTGGCTGGCAACTTGAGGAACTTGCTCTAAATAAGGCATAGCTGCGTTATATGGATTGCTGCTTCTTTTAGGCCTGGAAACCCCCAGCATTCTTCCTAAGCTACCAAACATAAATAAATCTCCCTAAACACTAGTTACCGTTTCGACGGTTCCTACAGCAACTAATAGCTGCATTTTTCCTAAATCCGTGTTAAACCAAAAGCGACATGGTTGAACTGCAGGCACTAAAGCCAGCATAGCCGCTACATCAGCATTCGATAAAGATGGCATATAAAACCCATCTTTTGTATCCAATATAAATCTCAGCGTTTGATTTAGCTGTTGATTATAATTTTCCTGGTTACCATTCTTGATATACGTTGGGATAGTAATTGGTTCTTGTGTTGCCATTAGTACAGTTCCGCTACGCCATCGTATGCCACAAAACGATCTAATCCCCAAAACCTAAGTTTAAGTGTTAGGCTATTGCAAGTTCCCATATTCTCCCAATTAATAATATTCTGTCGAATTGCAACTGGGTTTAAATATCTTGCCACAGTATTGCTCCAAGTAATGCCTCCGTCCCTAGAGATACTTAAATCTACTCTAGGCTGATAAGGCGGCGGTAAATCTCCAAGAGGAATTCCCAACCCTGAGGTTTCATCTGCAATAGGGATATCAAATTCAGTATAGATTACGTCTAGAGGAGGGGCAAAAAGGTCCTCGGTTATCAATAGATTCTCGTTGTTCAATAACGACACACCTGAGACTAGGGGATCATTACCCTGCTCTATCGTAAAAACAAAGGTATTGGCTCTAAAGCCGCTAGAGTCTAGGGCTCGGATTGTATCTGTAATCCTAATGCGCTGGATGGTTCGATTAAGGTTAGGGTCTGGATTAGGATTAGTGGGTAGATTTTCATTATAGGTCGTAAAATCTGTGGATGATTGATAGAGTGAGGCATTATTAAGGGACAAGAAATAAGTCTTTAAGTTAAAATAAGCATACTGTCTAGCTGGGTGAAAGTTTAATTCAAAATCTGTCAGATTAAAGAACATTTCGGTTGTAAAGTCGTAAATTAGCGTTAAATTATCAGCAGGATTAAAAAAGGTTAATTGGTAGAAAAGATGGCCGTCTTGGCGATAAAACATGGCTGTAGATTGACCTGGAAACTTGACGTTAGCTAATTTGTAATCGATGCCATCTGTAGATATTGGAGAGAAGGTTTGACCAGTATAAACCAATATAACAGGAGCATTGTTTTCATTTACTCCAAGCCATGCAATATACTTATCGGAAGCATCAATGGTTGATACGGATATGCAACCATAGTCTATGTTGATTGTGGAGTTTCTTAAGTAGTTTTGTGTTCCACCGACTTGCGTCCATATTTCACAAACAGCGGTACCAAAAACTAAAATATTATTTCCCTGTCCGGGCAGCCTCATAATCGCTATTGCGTAATCAGGTTTTGTTTGTAATGCAAATTGAGTTGTGAGAGCAATAGTGGTGGGTGTAGCAAAAGAAAATGCATACCACGCTGAACCGTTAGGCGTTCTATTGCCGTTACCAAATAGAAAGAAAGTATTATGGTATTCGACGTAATTTGGTATCAGTGTTCCGAGTCCACCTTGAATTGTTATGTTGGGCAGAAGAGAATGATTGTAGATATAGGCATTCAGTCCATCGACCAAGCATATCTGAGAGTTTAAATTCTCATCCATAAATACTTCGCCGACCGCAGTTACTAAGTTACCAATGAATGTTATTGTTAGATTTGTTTCAATCCTATAGACACCTTGGCCAACGACTGCTAGTAGGAAATTACCTCGGATACTTGTGAACAGCCCTCTTCCTTCTCCCCCTGCTACAAATTCTAAGATACGCTGATAGCCTGCGGTATTGCATATCCATTTATCGGTGATAAACATATTGACGGTAGTGGCGGAGGATATTTTATTATAACGACCAAAGGTGCTAGACCCAACTACGTTGACTTTCTCTTGCTTTGCTTCTCCTGCGGTCTTTCTCATGTTCACTCATATAAGTTATTAAACTGTCCACCCTTTACCGAGATTCACCTGTCCGTAATTAATCGAACTCTTATTTGTTATCGTACTAATTTTATTAATGGTCAAGTCCATTGGGCTAGAGCGCTTAGATATCATTTGCGTGTATTGTAAAAGTTGTTTAATCATCCCTTGCGGAGGAACAAAGTTATAGGCAGTACATAATCGTTCAGCTAATCGGTATTGTAAGTAGTTGATATAATACTGGTCTAATCCTGAGGGGAAGAAAGTTAAATTAAAAGGTCCATTGCGGGTACTAAAGTTTGAGAAAGTAATATTATCTATTCCTGGATTTACGCCCGCTGTTTCTACAACAATATTTTCACCAAATGAATTAGTTAAAATAAATTCTAATCCGAAGATGCCGGCTGTTACATGATTGATTACACCGGTGTTTATGAAAGCAACCAAGGCGTTGGTATCTGCATATGCACCTTGTAAATCAAAGCCATTAATCACAAGCTGTCCAGGCTGAATAACAAAGTTTCTGGGAGGTGGTGGTACGGGTGCGGTATATACAATTGTCGGTATACCCAAATTACCTTGTGTAGTGTTTACGGATAAGTCTTGAGACGCAGTTACACTTTGTAACCTAAATAAACCCGTCAACTCCATTGGGTAATTAATATCAGGAAAGAAATAAATAAATAGATTAGATCCCCCCAGTGTTCTTTCACAATGCCAATTAAACGGTAAAGACAATACGTTCTGCGTTCTTCCTGTTCCAAAATATTGGTCTCTAGGATTCTTGCGCATTTGATAACGTATTGACTGAATGAAGAAGGTTAAAGTCTCAGCCTCGGATAGATTCGGAATGAAGTACTTTTCTTGTCCAGCAACGGCATTAAACTGATACGAAGAATTGAAATAAGGAATCATATCCTCTTCAATCGCCGTATCAGATAATATTTCGTTTAGCTTATCAAGGCCAACCTCAAATTGGTCCCCCGCCACTGTCTGAAACTGACGCGAGACTATACCAGAGGTATAGAAAGCCTCATTTATCAGCTTTGTGACGGGGTAAGTCATCGACTGCCCTTATAACTGATCTACGTAAGATATAACATTTAAAGTTACGTTTGATGCTGCATCGGTTTTCCAGTCAATGCTAGGTGTAGCATTGCAAGGACAACGAATATCATCAATTTTCAACACACCGGCAGCAGAACCACTCATTAGAGCAGTACCGACAGCCGAAGCCGATCCAGTGGGTCTTATTGCAACAAAATTACCTGCGGCATTAGGCGTCAATCGCACTTCAAAATTTACATCTGTTGCTAGAGCCGGAACAGCAGCACTAATATTCTGTGCAGTGAAGGCAGCAGCAAATCCGACTGCTTTCACCTCGATTGCTGTGTTGTACCACATAGTGCGTGATTGTGTAACGCCTGTTTGTGTAAATCCTAATACTAAAGTATTTGGAGCTGCCGTAGCGTCAGTTCTAATTGTTCCTACACGTCTGAACATATCATAACCAACAGGTAAAGCGGGATTGGTTGCGCTTAAAGATAACAAACATGCTACTGGCACAAATTCGAACCCACCAACATCGCCTGCCGTAGAGCTACCAATAACAAACACATTGTAATAACTATTTGCAGCGAGAACACCAACGTCTAAACCATTTACGCCATTGTTTCTAACGCTAATAGTGGTGTTAGGTGCATTCGCATCTATAACTAGTTCGTTTGGATTTCCAGTCAGTGTTGCATTTGCTTGCGTAATTGTTGGCCTCAAAATAATGTCATTGACATCGGTTGAATCACGAAATGCGCCTGGAGTTACAAGAACATGAGTGGTATCTAAGAAAAGTAGATTGCCACCATTTACAAATAAGTTACCCAAGTTTTTCATTGGGGCTAAGGGTAATCGCAGTGTCATATATTTAATCCTTTCATTAAGGTTGCAAAGAGGGAGCCCGAAGGCCCCCTAGTTCACTACAATGGGAAAATTAACGCCAAGGCGTACTCATCGACCAAAGTCGATCCCCAAATTGCATCATGTATCATGCCCATTTGGTTTTGACCAAACAAAGTACCGTAGTACATACGTAAGGAAACGCCCGTTTCAGGATCGTTTTCATTGGCAGTTGGGAACGGTATTTGATCTGGTAGTCTTGGCATCGCCAAGAACAAGGGATCCCCAGCGGTTATTAACCCAGCGCGATGGCTTGGAAGTACTTTAGCCTGCATGCCTATAGCTACCTGCACATTTAAATTTTGTGCATTTGTTGGCGCAGCTTGTAGGAACGGGAAAATAGGTATAGTTACAACGCCGCCAGCGGTAGCGCCAACATTTGCTAATGCTCTTACCTGCACAGAGTTAGCAGAAACTTCATGGCCTATAAATGTTCTGTAACGAAGATTGGGTTGCCCTGCTACACCATCGCTAAATTGAATTTTATCGTTCAATAGAATTGCATTAGCGTCATTGGCTGTAGCGCCACCAAACGAAATTGTATCAATTGAGTTGTCTGGACCATTTTGCGTGAATCCAGTAACCGTCAATACTGTTGCTGCATTTCCAACGTTTCCTGATACATGAATTGGCAACAAGTTTGATTGATACCAATCGCAGTTTGAGAATTCGCCTAATTCCCATGAATTAGCAATTCTGTTATTGCGATCTAAAGCAAACTGGTTTAAGCCGCTTCCTACGATGTTAGGTACAACCGTATCGCCTAAGTAACCTTTTGCTTTGCCTGTTGCGGAACCGAAGTTACGGAACAATGCAAGAGCGTTAGCTAATTGTGTATAGGTGTTGATTGGGTTTACGCCATCGCCAAAGAATCTAAATGTGTGAGTTACAGCATTTTGAGCAATGTTGGCTTCAATCTTGGCACCAATTTCTTGTGTGGCTGCTTTACCAAATCGTTGCATATAATCTTCAACGTTGAAGATGAATTGCTGAGAGGTGAAAGCATAAGAAGTTGAAACAGCATTTTGACAGCTCAGAGCTTGAACTCTTTGGTCTGCGGGTTGGAAAGCTGCAACTAGAGAACCAACGGTCGTCATTCTTGGAGGTAAATCGAATGTTACCGTGTCACCTAAGTTTCCGATAAGTTGTTCAAAGTTTTTAAATTTAGTATTTGCTGTAGATACAAAACAATTTAAGTTTTGTAAGAAAGCGAGTGATGACATTTGATATGTCTGCACTTGCTGTAGAATATTTGCTGGAACGGCCATAGCTAGTGATTCCTTTCGCTAAGAATTAATCCTGGCGAGGAAACGATAGCTTGGAACTTTGCGCCTAGCCTCTAAGCCAAGGTGCGTTTTTGAAGTCCTTCAGCGACATTTTACCGTTGTCCGCGCCTACCATAGACGGTTTAGGACGTGACAAAGGAGCTGGTGCATTAACGGCAGTTGCTTTGGCTTGTAAATTGGACTCTATTGACTGAGACAGTTTTTGTAGCTGTCTTTTAGCCAGTTTATCTGACTTAGTCGCTAAAGCATCAATTTCCTGAAGCTTTGAAGGATTCTTAGCCAGTTCATACATAATCTCTGGCGTATGTTCCATACCAGCGGCAAGCATGACAGCATTTGGGAATTTATCCGGCTCGAAGTCGCCCATCACTTCGTTAAAGTCATCAAAGAGCTGAGAACCTTTACCCATCTTTAGGTAATATTGCTCAGCGATGCCTCTTAACTCCGCTTCTTGCTGCGCCTTCACTGCCTCATCGCGGTGGTGTGCAAGTTCATCTAAGAACTTGTTGTACACCCTATCCTCAATGGCAGCCACATCAAGTGAACCTCCCCCTGGCTGTCCAGGCTGGGAACGCATCCTTTCTAATTCTGCCTGATGTGCAGCCTCGGCTTCCTGCCGGGCTTTTTCAGCAGCACGAATCTTTTCCCGTTTAACGATGTCATTAACTTGGCTCGCTGTAAGCATCTTTTCAGCGCTTGCAGGTGCCGCAGTATCCATTACTGCATTCTCTACATTGTCTTCCATAACCCACTATTTCCCCGTGACGGTAATCCTCGTGTCGCTGAGCGCGGCCAGATAATCCTTAACTGGCGAAGTTAACCTCGTAACGCAGAGCGCGAAGCAGAGCAAGTCCACTTAATATTAAGGTTAGTAGGGCTTGGAAAAAATGCAAGAAATAACAAAAACTGAGAGGTTCCATTCCTGTGATAGCAGCTATCTTTTATGCCTGTAAGAATGAACTTTACAAAATAAGTTAATTATCTAAAATAGAACGATAGTTTTCACGTAGCACAAAAAAAGAAAAATTGGGCGGGTAAAATCCGAGCGATATTCCAACTTTCATGCAATTTTCGTAGGATTCATACTACGTTTTCATAGAAATCGTGCAATTTCTGCAATTGCAAACGAAATAATTGCAATTGCAATGCAATTTTAAAAACATGTTCTAAAGGCACAGGCGATGGATAGGGGCAATAGTTCAAGTTGTGTATTCCATCTTATTTCTATTGTTTACTTCTTTATAATTTTGTTTAAAATACATCGTGAATGGTTGAGAACTGTTCTAATTAGAGAGAAGCAATGTTAAAAGAGATTGGCTCGGTATATGGATGTTATATCGAGCTAACTCCTCGGGAGTGAACATGAGTGATGAATCGCTATTAATTTATCCAAAACAAGTACAGGAAATTTTAGGTGTTGGACCTACTAAATTCTATGAAATAAATAAGTTGCCTGATTTTCCTAAGGCAGCAATATTAAATGGGAAACGTCCGATGTACAAAAGGAAAGAGATTGAGGAATGGGTAACTAATTTAAAATAAAGACCTATAATTAAACACAAGTTCATTTATAAACTAGTGATTGGTTGTATATCAACACATCTACCAATTTGTTACCAATTTAAGAAAAGTGGTAAAATGTTCTCAGGATAGATAGGAGTAAATACATGAGAATTGATACATTAATTGAATACAAAAAATATCTAGCAGCGGGTTTTACAGAGCAACAGGCAACCCTGCAAGCTGAATCACTGGCACTGGCTGCAGAATTAGATAAAGAAATAGTATTAAGGCCAGAAATGCAGTTAATGCAAGATAAAATG